GTGCGTGTCTTTCTTCGCTTGTCATATTGTAATTGTGCCCAGTTCCCCCTTGTACGGTTCTGTGTGCTATCCCTAACCGCATAATGGTATGGGTATGAAATGCACCTCTGCACAGCCTTCACCTCCCTTCCGATTTTTGCACCATGCAAGCAGCGTCCACCCATCCATATCAAGCATGATCCCGCTCATGGCACCAGAGCGGAATGAGATAATTTACATTTACATGAAGGTCATTCACTCCTTCCTCTGTCTGATATTGATTTCTGCTTTTTACGGCGTACTTTGTCGAATCATTATGACAGTGAATCAGAGCGGCACCCGGAAGTCATTGGTGCAGTTGTTGTTGTTGGCATTGCCGTTGTTGTTGACATTGCAGGCATTGGTAGAATTGCCACCATTAACGGACAGAAGACACCAGTTGGCCCGGAGCGTAATTGTGCAGTGAATAACCTATGTTTTTACTTCTTTCTCTCTATGAGCTTCACTCTGTCCTTCCAGTTCCTCAGTTTTTCATCTTCCTTCAGCATCAGGTTGAGCAGAGTATCAAATTTATTCCAGTCTACCGGAAGAGTTGTGGCCAGATAATTGATGAGGTTGTATATATCCCTGAGGGTGTCTATTGCTTCCTGAGCTTTTCTCTTCCTCTCTGCAACCTTTTCCTCCGTGTATGTCCATATTCCATTGGCCATCCTGATCTCATCATATAATTTCTGGCATAGGGCACACATTGGTTTTGAGAATACATCTCTCCATCCTTTTGGAACCACATTGGTGTTCCATACAAGCCTTGTGGCCTCTGCTCTTATTTCTTCAGCAAACTGAAGCACATCTAACTGAGATTTTCCTCTCAGCCTGGCCAAAACGCTCATGCGGCCACCTCCCTCTTTCGCAAGTTATACCCGCCACCTGGAAAGTGGCGGGATTGTTCCTGATTATTCCGTGATTCGGAAGCAGAGCGGCACCCGGAAGTCACGGGTGCAGTTGTTGTAGCTGGCAAGGCCGTCGTGGCCGACATAGCAGGCATAGGTAGAATAGCCACCATAAACGGACAGAAGACACCAGGTGGCCCGGCTTCCTCCGTCACCGGCCCCTTTGATACGGCTTCTAAAGCTATTTGCAAATGCCGGATACTGAACCGCCTGGCCTGCACTCCATCCCTTTGTGCCCCATACTACAGATCCAAATACTTCATACTCTGAAGGGATCCACAGTTTTCCAAGATCTGCCCATCCCCATGAGTTTGAATCTGTCAGAGTTCCGGATCCGGAGTATCTGTTTTCCAGAAGGAACCTTTTGCTGCTGATCACGCTCTGCAATTCTTTAGGCAGCTTTGACACCAAGCCATCCAGAAAACTCTTGACTGTTGATTTCAAATAAGGTGCTGCATTCGCAGAGGTTCCGTTGTTGTTGTTTTCCGTGAACCATTTCACAGTTTCCGGGTAGCAGTCTTTTGTTCCCCAGTCAATATGCCATCCAAGCTCCTGATCTGTGGTTCCGGTGTATGTATTGATACCCAGGATCTCCGGCTTCATGGTGTAGCTTCCCACCGTGATGGTGATGTAATCATGCACATGGATCCCATCCAGGTTGTGTGCTGCCAGTCTCGCCTTGATCCATCTCCAAGCATCAGAGTAGTTTGCAATCTCCTCTGCAAATCTCACTGTAAGATCTACACCCTGATAGTTTTTATCTCCTTCCTCAATGGCAAAATTGCAGTGAGCATTTTCCTCATTGATCTGTTTTGCACCGTACTCATCACCCTCCTGGGTGTATGGTGTCTGGTCTGTGTAGCTGAATGTGCCGTCAGAGTTTGCGGCCTGGGCAAATTTGCGATCCGTGGCCAACTCTTCATTGATCACATCATCCTTGTAGTCTGTTTTTAAGATTGACATTTCTTTCCTCCTTGTTATTCATCATTTTCTGTCCGTGGCAGTTTGAATGGGAAGTAATCCCGGCCCATACGATATGGCAACCTCCTTTCTTCTTTCTCCTCCTTCAGGATCTCCGGATCCTCAAATGGGAAATACTGCCCGCCCAATCTGTACGGCAGCCGCCTCTTCGGTGTAATAACCGGCGGTTTACGGTATGGTGCAGGGCTTTTGAATGGATAATATGCCCCGCCTAACCTGGAACCAAAGGCAAAAGGCAGCCGCAACTTTGAAGGCTTCACCGGCTCCGGTATTCTCGGATCTTTCAAAGGGAAATACCGGCCTCCCAGTCTGAAGGGGATTGCATGAGGCCTGGTGTATAAAAACCGCATTTCCTCATACATCTTCAGGCAGGCGGATTCTATGCGGTTCAGATCCGCAAATCCTATGAATGCCCCATTGTCTGCATATTCCGTCTTTTCTCCTATGTCACAGCCAACATATTTGTTGATGGCTTCCAGGTTCTCTGATAATACGTTGATTTCATCCGCATATGGATATTCCTGATAGTTCCGATCCGGCATTGCTCTCACAAATACCGGCCAAAACTGATGGGCCGCCGCTCCCAGGAACTCAATATTGTTCTTGATCCGGTTGTAGTCCGTGATATTGAAATAATCTCCGGTATACTTCCCGCTCTCATCCGTGGAGGCTGCCCAGTCTGTTTTTGGTGTGATCCACTCCATTTATACCTTCCTCCTTGCCACCAGAGTGCCGCTGAGGCTTCCTGAGAACTTCAGGCTCACCTCTTCCAACCTGATCATCAATTCATCCACATACCGGCTTTCCAGGTATGCCAGATCATTGCAATCCAGGATGGGATCTCCTCTGTATTTCAAATCATACTGATTTCCGCCCTTATAGTAGGCTCCAACCCACTCCACCAGGTTTGCAGCATCCTCCGCCGAACTGATCAGAGGGTTGTTCCAGGTCTGAATGCTTCCGGTATTATTTAATTTTGTCACCGCCTGGGCGGTGCTGATGCTGTATTCATATCCCCTCACCGTCAGCACAACCTTTGTGGCTGTCTTTGGCGGCTTTGTGATCCTCACTTTGCACCAATAGGAGCTGCTGTCTGTGATTTTTGCCCCAAAGTCCTGCTCCACATCATCCACAACACACACCGCACTCAGATCATGAACCGCATTGCCAAAGTCAATCTCAAATTCTTCCTCCACGCCTGCTGCCAGGGTGATCTCATCTGCTGTGAGATCCTTCAGCTCGGTTCCTCTTGCGTATATTGTCCGGATCACCCGCAGCTCCTTCACCTTTTCCAACTTCGTGCCGTTTGGTGTGGCTGTCAGCTCATCATAGGTGATTTCATAATCTGTCTGAGATCCAAATTCTATCCTCTTCAGGTGGATCCGGTTGTGTGGCTTTGCCTTTGTGAACTCTATTGTGATCTTGTCGGTATCAACAAAATCATAGTAAACTATGGTTTTCTCCGTTATACTCTTACTCAGGAAACTCTTCAGTCTCTTTCCGTTGTTGTATGTTGCGATCACGAACTCCACCGGCTGAATACTTCCGAAAAGCAGCGTCAGGTTGTGGAAGGTATAGGCACTCTCCATGGTGAGTGTTATCACCGGATTTCCTTCAAATGTTCCATCTTCTCCGCTTATGGATGCGCTCACATATCCCACCTGAATGTAGTTGCTGCTTCGTGGCATGAAATACTGCTGCCCATTTACTCTGGCATAGTCTTTTTCAAATGCTGCATACTCTGAATATGGTTCATCAGACAGCAAGCACTCCACATTGCCATACTCCGCCACCTGGTTGGCTGATACGGCCTTTTCCGGCTCAAATGATGATTTTATAAGGATCAGCCCATCTCTGTTCTGCATAACCACTGAGCGGCCTGCATTGGCTATGAGCTGAAGGCATTCCTTGTGCTTCACCATAGGGAGCGGATTGTATACCGTGATATTCTTCAGGTATGGATCTACCCAATATTTATCCTCGCTTATCCCGGCATCTTCAAATACATCCACAGCCAAATCAAAAAGGGTGATACCGTTTGGCCGGTACTCACCCCTCTTGTATTCATCCTGCATATATTCAAAAACATCCACGGCTCCAAATTTCGCCGTTTTATCATCAGCACTCCATTCCTGCATATACAGTGTGCCGCCCTTCACCCATTCAATCTCTCCATCATTCAGGGTGTATCCATAGTACACTTGCATCTCCTGGCCGGTCTCCATGTAGTTGATCGCACTGTCCTCATTGTCCACATTGTAGTATTTATCCATGTTTTCAATGGTCACTGTAAAATCTATACTCGGAAGGCTCTCTGAAATTGGTGAGAGAGTGCTTTTCAGCTCTGCACTCACTATCTTTTCATTGTCCAATACAATTCCTATGCCAAAAACTATGTTGTAGATCCTGAAGCGTCCTATACCGTTCACCATCTCCGTTGGCGTTATCCTCATAAAGGTGGTGTTATTGAATGTATCCTCTGTTTTGAACTCCGGCCCAGTATTTTCATACTCATTCTTTTCTGTGTCCGTTTCTATTGTCAGTTTTACCGGGTACGCATCCCCAAATTGCAGCGTGATCCCCTTTATGTCCAGAGGATCCGCTGTATTGAACCGGATCAGAACCGCCGGGGAACCGCCCTGGCCAAGCAGGGCCTCTGTTACTATCCCGGCATTATACAGTTCTTTTCTGCTTCCCTGCCTTGGCAGGAAGTACATACTCCTATCCACCTTTGAAAAATCATTCTCAAATGTGGCATATACCTTTTTCACCGTTTCCTCACCCAGAGGCTTGACGGTATCTGAAAAATAGGTGAAGCTGCCGCCCTGCACTTGCGCTGCCGTCTGTGCTGCCTGGTTTACTAAACCCAGGCTAATTCTCATATATGATTTATTCCTGGCCGCCTGCTTCATGGCCTCTTTGTATGCTGTACTCACATACTGCATATTCATCACCTACATTTCTATGAAATTCATTGCAAAATCTTTATACACCGGTTTTCCATCTTCATAGGTGTAGATCGGTGTTGTTCGGTCTCCGGCGTACATCTCCAATGTTCCTGCCTCATTCTGATCCGGAATGAAGAAAGTAACTGAAAGCCCAAACTTTTTCTTTATAGCTCTTCTGATCTCCATGTAGGCATCCGGCCTGAGGATCTTCCACTTGCATTCAATTTTGTGAACATCCTCCCGGATAACCTGGGAGATCATTTTTCCGTTTGCGTTTCTCTCGCTGTCTGATATGTCATAATCTGAAATTTTCATCTCTGAAGGATCGGGGAGGGATACTCCGCCAACAATCAGAATATTATTGTATTTTGATGCCATGTTTTTCTCCCTCCTTATGCGTTGGCCATCTGATAGCCTTTTCTCCTTCTGTATTTGTCTGTCTGCTCTACCAGTGTCTTGCTGTCAAGCTGCACAATGGTCTGAATGGTCTGGTACTCGCTTCCGCTGTCCATATCTCCAATGATTGCCCTCAGGTTCACTGAGATGATCTCTCCGATCCTTCCGGCTATCTTATCCATCCATCCGGTATTGTTTTCCAGAGGAACCACAGCCTCCTGCCCGGCTTCACCTACCATGGCCAGTGTGGCCTTGTCGATCACTCCGCCGGTTGCAAGTCTCGGTATTGAGATTTCTCCAATGGTTGAGATATTAAAGCCAAATGTTTCACCGCCGATCTCCGGCACCCAATCCGGTACATCAAAGCTCAGCCTATTCAAAGCTCTGATCATTCCATTCAGTCCTCTGATCACGCCGTTGGCCATCTTCTCCACTCCACCTATGATGCTATTGATCACACCTTTGATGGAGCTCCAAATTCCGTTGAAGATATTCACAACCGTGGTTTTCATGGATCCCCACACATTTGCCCACACGGTTTTTATACCATTCAGGGCAGTGCTGATCCCGCTTGATATGGTTCCCATGGTGGTTGTGATGGTGCTCTTGATACTTCCAAAAATCGTGCTAACGGTTGTTTTCACGCTTGTAAATATCGTACTGAACACCGTTTTGATTGTATTCAGAACTGTGCTGATGGTGGTGCTTATCGTGTTGATCGTGGTTGTGATCACCGACTTGATAGCATTCCAGATGGTTGTCACCGTGGTTTTGATGGAGTTCCAAATTGTCTCAAATATTGTTTTGATTGTATTCAGAACTGTGCTGATCACTGTAGATACCGCACTGATGGCCGTGGATACTATGGTTTTCATAGCAGACCATATTGCGCTCAGTATCGTTTTCATGGCCTCCCAAATGGATGAGAAGAAGGTTTTTATACCCTCCCATGCTCTATCCCAGTCACCAGTGAAAACTCCGGCTATGAAGTCAATAAGGCCTCCCAGGGCATCAAAAATATTGCCTACTACATCAGCAACTACCCCGGCCACCTTCAGGAATACATTTCCAACTATTTCAAGTTTTGCGGCGATCACCGGAGCAATGTTGGTGATAAACCACTCTATGAATGGCTGTAGCGTCTGCTCCCATATATCTTTCACCGCATCAGCAATTTTGCCTATGAGCTCCAATCCTTTATTGATTGCAGGCTGTATATGCTCATCTATGAGCGGCCCAACCTTTTCCTGAAGCCCTTTCAGCACCGGCAGAATGTGTGTGTTGTATGCGTCAAGGCATACAGATGCAATGGAGCTGAAGCCGCTTGCCAATGAGTTGAACATTGGAGCAACGTGCTGATCATATACCTCATTCGCTTTTGTGAATGTATCATCCACCACTTTCTTGATATTTCCCAGTGCGTCTGCCGCCACTCCCAGGAACTCATCAAGAGTGCTTTTGAAGCCTTCCTGATTTTCTATAAAAGGCCTCGTTATCATGTCCAGAACATCCCGGCCAATCTTTCCGGCCAGTTCGTTTATGCCCATCTGTGCATCCGCAAAAATTCCTATCAGGTTAGCGGTTGCCTGCTGTGCATTCTCTCCTCCAAATGCAGAAAAGATATTTGCTGCCGCCTGAGCAAAATTCCCCTGAATCGTCACGATCTCGGAGCCTATATCAAACATAGACGCCAGATGCTGCTTGATCCTCTCTTTGTTCTGATCCAGGTATTTGTTGATGCCGCCCAGGATATTGGTTGCAATCGTTATTCCAACGCTTGCCATGGCTCCTGCCTGCTGCCCCAGTGAATATGCCAGGGAATTTGCAAAGCCGTTTGCCGCCGTAACCACTTCCGGTGCTGTGAATATCTCCCGGAGGCTCTTCTTTATGCCGTCCACGGCCTTTGTGATGCCGCTCAGGTCTACATCTCCAAGCCCTGCCTTGAATCCATCTTTGAAAAGCTGCTGTAATTCCTTCAGCCTCTCTATGAGCTTTTCCAGTGCCGGGTTCAGAGTTTCATCTGTTTCATTCGCAGCGTCAACTATGTTCTCACTCAGGCCGCCTCCCGCTGCTCCGCCGCCTGATCCGGATCCGCCGCTTCCTGAATCATCATTCTTTGTCAGAGAATGGATCTCATCAAATGATGCCAGGCCTGCATATTCTTTTGCCGCCTTTTTGGCGGATGATCCTGCTTTATCTGTCGCACCGCCCAGGTTCTCCATGGAACCGGTTGCCGTGTCCGCAGCTCCTCCAATTCCTTCCACCGCCGTGGTGGTTGTCTTTGTGTTCTTTCCGGTAATTTTCGCAATCATGTTGCTGAATGCGTCTGTTACCGTTAGGATCTTACTCAGTAGTGCATTGAGCACTCTGATCACCGGTGTGAATACCGCAATGAGCCCCTTGCCAATCGTAGCCTTCAGAGCATTGAATCTCTCTGTGAGCACTCTCACCTGGTTGGCCCATCCGTCTGATGTTCTTGCAAAGTCTCCCTGAGCATCTGCTGTCACAGACATAAGATAGTTATATCTGAGCATAGCCTGCTCCTGCTGTGTCATGGAGTTGTAGGCTTTTGTGATGCCCTGGCTTAAAGCGTAAGCCTCCAAATTGGCCACGCTCATATTTATACCTAACTGCTTCAGCGGCTCTGTTTCTCCTGAGATGCCTGATCTGATTTTCTCAAATGCCACATCTGTATCCAGGTTATAGAAGGAAGCCATATCTGCTGCCAGTCCAGTCATTTGCATGGACATTTCAGCCGCCGCCTGGGTTGTAAAGCCCATTGATTTCAGCATGGCTCCCAATGTTGATGAGTAATTTTTGGCACTTGTTTCTGAGAGGCCGAACTCTTCAAGCGCATCCCTGGCAAATCGGTTTATCGTCTCCGACATTGCCCCAAATGTTACATCCACCACATTCTGAACTTCGGCCAGGTCAGAGCCTAATTCGATACAGCTCTTTCCAAATCGAATGATCGCAGCGGCGGACAGTGCAACACTTATTGCCTTTCCTATTTTGCCAAATGCGCTCTTTATTTTGTCGGTCTGCCTCTCCACTGCACTTGTGGCTGATTGTGTCTGCTGCTGCACCTTTTTCAGCTCTTCATAGTAGGCTTTAGTCTGTGCCTCTATGATCACTTGCAGTTTTTCCAAGGTCATTCCTTCCACTGCTTTCACCTCGCTCTTTGGCCATCCGTTCCCGGAATGCCAAGTTGTGCCGGAAAATGTAATCATCCATTCTTGCCTTGTGGAGTTCCATTTCCGGGCTCAGCGTGGGCTTATCCCTACTCTCCTGCTCGGTGAAATTTGTTTCCGCTGCCTCCTCTGTTTCCTTGTTACTGTATAATTCCGGGTAATACGCCGCAGGCATAATGAGTTGCGTTTCTTTGTTCATCAGTCTGCCAAGCACATTGCCCATCTGAAGTGCCTGGTTGAATAGGAGCATGATCTCATCCTTCAGCTCTGCCTCTCTGGCTTTCTGCTCATGTTCTTTCCTTCTGGCATAGCTCTCAATAATATCATTTACCTCTCCCAGGCTTAGATCCCAAAAAAGTTGGGGGCTGTATCCGGCATCCAAAAATACCGGGTACAACCCCCACAATAGATCTGTTACTGTTTCAGGCTCTTCTACAGAGCTTCCTCCTTCGCCTCCTGAAGAGCTCCGCTCATCTGGTTGCTGAGGTTTACGGAGAAAAAACCGCTCACCGTGAAGATCTCCATGTATACCGTCATATAGAACGATAACTGAGAGCCGCCTTCCTCAACGTATTTCTCAAAAAGGCTCTGCACTTCCTGTTTGGTGATCCCGTGCTGCCAGTCTTTCATTGCGGCGTGAGCCACATCCAACATCACAGAAAGAGCAGGCATTCCGCCCTGGCCGGAGCCCATAATGTTCATCAGGTTGGTTTTGTACTTGTTTTCCAATTCCACAATGGCCGCTGTTTTCAGCTTCAGCTTGTACTCTTTTCCGCCTACTTCCCACAATGCAAAAGGCTTTCTCTTCGGTGCCACTGCTGCCGCAGTCTCCTCTTTCTGTTCCTCCTGCTGCTCCATCTTTTCCTCTGTGTTTGCTGCCTCTACCGCTGCCTCCATGGCTGCATCTTTGTTACTATTAAAGAATCCCATTCTCTTATCCTCCTATTTTCTCATGTTCTCGTTTATTCCGGATCTGTGGTTGTGATCTCGCTCTGAAGAGCCATGTTCAGATCAAACTCCATAACTCCGTTTACTCCGCCGCCGGATCTCTTTACAGATACCTGGGCATCATACTCATACTTTGTATTGTCCGGGAGCGTCTCGCAGAAAGAGAGCACTTCCTTTGTGGCCGCTGCCTTTCTCATCACTCTGTATGGAGAGGTTTCAGAGGTGTTCTCATACTTGAATTTGTATGTGAGATCTCCTGCATCTCCAATTCCATACTCATACTGCTTCACCTTATCTGCCAGGCCGCTGTTCTCTACCTTTTCAGGATCCTCTCCAAGCTCAGGGATCTCCTTCAGCCCGGTGAGGTCTGTGTAATCTCCACCGGCACCCTTTTTCTTGTAGCCAAGTTTTGCACCATTCGCTAACATCTACTTTTTCCTCCTTTTTAGTTGTTGTAAACCATCTCAGTATCCACATCAATGATGCCCTCATATCGCATCACCTTATGCTTCAGGCCGGAAGGATCTGCTACATCACCGCAGGCAATTCTCCTGAGGCCAAGTTTTGAGATCTCTGCATCCACCTTCAGCGTGGTTTCTGAAGTGCTTCCATTGTTCCAAATATCCACTTTATAGAGCAGATGGGCCTTGCTTTCTTTGCCATCTACCCACTCAGTCACGGAATTATCTTCCTCCGTGTACTGTATCGCAGGGAGGATGCCCCAATCCTTTGGGTATCCATCACTCACATTCTCTGTGATCCCTTTGATTGCGTCATATACCTGATCTTTTACATTGATCATGAGCTTCCACCTACTTTCTTGATTTCTGCTTGCAGATCCGCTGCAATTCCGCTCACAACCCTGCCCTCCATTGACTTCAGGGCCGGATACATGAATGGCTGAGCCTGCTGCCCTTGCGTTGCATGGAATCCGCCATCTTCATCCCGCCATACCCATCCATCCTGCCGGTACGCCACTGGGATGGCCGGTGATATTCCTGCATGGTTCGCTTGCCCCACCGGGCCGGTTCCAAATTCCACATAGGTTGCATATTCTTTATTTGTGTATACGCATCCCACTGTTTTCTCTGCATCCTGCTCAACCTTCGTGTGAATGCTGCCTCTCAGCTCTCCTGGTGATGTTCCAGGGATGGGTTCTCCCCTCGGTGAGTACACCGGGCACAGCTTAACGGCCACGCCCCGCACAACCTCTGCCTGCTTCCTCACAGCACTTTTCACAACCGGTTCCATGGTGCCAAGCTCATTGAATTTTCTCATCAGGCTTTCCACACCGTTTACTGCCATTTCAAATCTTCTCCAATTCCATCAGCTTTGGGCTGTATTCAGGTTTGATTGAGATGATCTTATAGTCCGGCGCACTTTCCGGCCCCACAAATACACAAATGCCATCACCTTCCTGCATGGTCTCATTGCCCCCATACTCCATGTTTTTGATGTATGTGAGCCTCTCTCCGTACATTTCAGCCTGCACTCTTCCGCTTGCGGGCCAGATCGTTGCCTTGATCTCCACTGCCTCTGCATATTCTGTTATACTTCCGCCCTCTTTGTCCTTCTTAGGAACCCTCTTCCTCAGATGGTATTTCTTCATCAGGCTTTTTCTCATACGCATGGCCTCTCACCCTCCCCAGTCTATAGTTCTTGATTGCCTGGCTAATATCTTCAGGAATATCCGCAAAAGCTGAAGAAATTCCTCCCTCACTCCTGCTTGTTTCTCCCTCGGTTCCCAGGCGGTTGTATGCTACCACAGCCCAGTTACGCACCGCAGGCCGCAGCGGGTAGATCATCCTGGTTCTGTTTGCCAGTGCCAGTATTTTCTCCTCCGACATCTGAAGCAGGAGAGTGAGCAGTTCCTCATCATCTTCTCCTGTCAGTTTCTTCAGCATTTCCAGATCTGTCACTTTGTCACCTCCGGCTTAATGGTTCAGGATGGTTGCTACAATGGTATCTTTGTTCATATTGTTGTACCCCTGGATCTTCATTTCCTTTGCAATTTCTCTCAGCTCCTC